TTGGGTTGTGATTTTGATTAGTAGATTTAGTTTTGATAATAAGCTTACCTACAGCATTAGCTTTCCCAATTTCTTGGGTTACCTCTAACCAATCGGATGAGCTTTCTAATTTCCAATCTATAGCACGGTATTCATCTTGAGGCTCATTATTTATAAACTTCTGTTGGTAACTATATACCCCTATTTCTAAAGTCTCACCCCTTTTAGTACCATCGAAAGTATGGGAAGTAGTTTCCGGAGTGATACTAAAATAAGTTCCCCAGGTCTCTACTATTTTAGGAGCAGCCTTTTGTATCAGAGTTACTTCCCTTTCTACACCCTGAATTACTACCTTGAGGACCTGCTCTTTTAAGGTCTGTTCTGTATTTACTGCTTTCGGTTTTACACGAATGGTAGCAGTACCAGTTCCTGATAGTGAAGATATTTCAAAATCTACTGCCATTATATAATCCTCCTTATTTCTTTTCTAACTTCATTACGTATTTCCTTTTGTAAGGCAGCTTTTCCACCAGCAGCCTTAAATGCAGGAGCCCAGAGAGGACGAGGTGGTAAATTACCATCTCTACTACCATACTCTAACATGATAGCTATCTGATTCAAAGTTTTTCTTGAAGTCTTACCAGTATAAGTAATCTTCTTGATTCCAATTGGTAAACCAACGAAAGTTCTTTTCTTACCCTTTACTAAAGTAACTGACCTGGCATATTGTCCAGTAAGATTTAGCATGGTATGGTCCCCATACTTCTTTATGGTACCAGGAGCATGTGGTGGCCAAGATACTCCGGAACCTCTTGGAGGTACACCAGTATTCAAACTTCGTCTTACTATACGAAGAAGTTGATTACCAAACTTTTCTGTACCTTTCGCATAACCCTTAGTTAAGATACTTGGAGTTTTAGCAATCAACCTTTCTGCACGAGCTTGTTCTCGTTTATCTACGTATATTTCTAGAGGACCAATTGGAGTCGATAGTGTAATATTAACCGACTTACTTGGCATAATTCTTATTATTGTTTAGGTTTATCTAATCCCAATTCTTGAGCAATCCTTAATAAAAGGGTTTCTTGGTTAGTTAATCTCTCATTCATGGATAACTTAAATTCTTCGAAATCTGGAGCAGGATTACGGGGTGATTCTGAACGATTATTAATTAGACCAAGAATATTATCGCATTCAGAAACAACTGCCTCAAATTTGGCTTTGTTATTTAAAATATTTAAAGCATTCTGTTTCTGAATTGATACCTCATTAATGATATTATCGAGATTGGTCGTATAATAGGTACCATTATAAATACCTTCATTTACATTAGTTGGTAAATAAATGGTAATTTGAGATATTGAATCTTGTATCACTAATTCGATACTGTTAACAAAACCTTCTTTACCATTTGAGGCCATTGGTTTACTTTCGCCAACTTTTAAAACTCTTGCTTGGTCAAAGATTGGATAACCAGACCGACGATCTTTCTCTAAGGTGAAAATCATATCACCCTTTTGTACTTTCTGAAAAATCAATTCTTCCATAATCATTTTCTATTTATTAAGTTTAAACCGAATGATACTGCACCTGGATTCTTCTGCATGAAGTCTACCAGTTTTAGAAATTGATAGTATCCAAATTGATTAATGAGTACCTGAGCTTTGTTTGCTACTTCTTGAGCAACCTCTATATTTGGAGCAGGTAATGCTAGTTGTATCTTAAATTCGGTGAGTTGTTCTTTTTCCATAATTCCTTAGTTCAAGTGGTTAAAATGAAAAAAGGAGTACACCCCTTATAGATGTACTCCTTTCTAATCATCCTGGTATGACAATTGATTATGCCGTTGTAGTACCTCCAGTAGTCTTCAGAGCCGCAACCACTTGGTTGATAATGTTCTGGTCTCTCTGGGCATCTACCACTCGGTTCAAACGGGCAATCTCCTGGTCCTTTGCGGTGTTCTCAATGAGACACTTGATTTCCTGTTGGCCCTTCTTGAGGTCACAGCAGCAACGTTCCAACTGAAGAGCCAAGTCAGATTTTACTTCTTTAATCAAGCCTTTGGTTTCGCAGCAGCAATCTGACTGTTGGTGTTCCATGTTGCAGAGACGGTCCATAACACGATTGAAGCCTGCGCCCATTTGGTCACGAGAATCTCGGATATCAGAATTCGTTTTGTAGCCCAAATCACAAAGACCTCTTTCCGTAGTGAAACGGTTGTTAAGGATTTCTCTACCAACACCGGCAACATCTTTTGCTACCCCACTGATTTCTTGAGTAACTCCACGAGCAGCATCAGAGATATCTTTGTAGATACCTGCCTTTGCTTCTTGAACCGTAGATTCTACTTTCTGAATGTCAGCTTTGGTATCATTGATTTTGTCCCATACGGAAACTGCAGCAGCACCAAAGCCACCACCTACCAATGCACCCCCGACGGCACCCCATCCGGAGCCCCAACCAGAATGATTATTACATCAATCACTACCTCTATCGGCAATCACTACTCCTTCACCGGCACCTTTTACTTCTACTCCCATAATTTTATTGGTTTTAGGAAATTAATAATTAAGTTTTTAGGGTCTCTCATATAATAAATACTGGTGTTGTATATAACCTATGATATACTAAATACATAATCATAGGTTATAGTTGCAGCACTCTGGTTAATATTAAGTGTTATCTCCTTACCAGATTCTGATTGAGTTACTGTTACTGTGGCAGACCTTGAGGATTCAGCAGTGTTCTCATAAGTTTTAACTGAGAGCCCATTATCTACTATATTAACAGTAGTCCAACTCGGTACATTTCGACTTGCTCCTACCGGATATATATCAGAGGTTTCTGTACCATTTATCACTTTCTTTTTATAAGAGATGAATGGAACCTCTTCAGTTTTTCCCAAAGCTGGATGAGTAATAGACTTAGAAGTCTGACTTCCAGGAGCACTCCCCCAATTAAAATAATAATTATAAGATACACTTGCACCGCCCTGAGTGATATCCACATAATCGGAAGCACCTCCATAAGAAGCCGTAACTCTAATAGACCTACTACTTGTACTGGTATTCTCAGAAGCACTAAGTGTAGTACCTGATAGACTAAATCCTGAGGTACCATTGGTACTTAAACTTGGGGTAGCCCTATCAGAACCATCCCTTGTACTTAAACCAGAAGTATAATTGGCATATATTGGTCTACTTGCACTGGGGTACAAAGTTACACTACCTCCAGTATTACCGATAGTATAAGAACTTGCAGTTAAGCTTACACTCCAAGGGCCATAATCGTATCCAGTAATTTTATTTGCTGCCTGGTATACTGGTACACTTACAGATTTGGTTTTACCATTTAGTGATAAGGTACCAGTAAGGGCTCCTACCTGGGTTCTAGATTTAACCGTAGTTCCCAAAGAACCTGCACTAACTGCAGTACCATAACTAATGCTAGCACCGCTTGTAATTGTGCCACCTCCAGTTGTAGAACCATTCCATCCCCAAGTCTGAGAATATGATGGCATACTTGAGAATGAACTTCTACTTCCTCCACTTGCAGGTATATCGGATACACTTCCTCCACTTGCTGTAATCTCACTGTAAGTCCTATAACCTGCCGACTGAGAACAAGATAGGGTTAACTTCTTCAATGTTTCAGCTTGGGTTAAGGTTACCGTACCACTTCGTGTACTGGTAGAAGTATTATTATCCATAGTTACAGAAGTACCACTTCCAGATACACTACCAGAGTTGGCTCTAGTATAAGTTAAAGCAATTTGGTTACCATAATTATGCCCATTTCTCAATTCTTGCTTGTAAGAAGCAACGGTAAAGGTTTTAGTACCTCCTGTAGCCCCAAATAATATAGAGGTGGGTGATAAACTCCAAACATGCCTCCAAGATTGAGAGGCTGCTGCCTGAGTGAAGGTAGCAGAAATGGTTTTACCAGATTCATCTTGAGTATAAGTTCTAGTATGAGCTCTTGAAGATAGAGCTAAATTTTCTGTAGCAATAAACCCAATAGTATCAGTAGACCCCTTTAACCAATCTGGTAAAGTTGTTCCGGTATGACCCACTGTTACCGAAGAGCCTTGAGCTACCCCATCCCAATACTTTTGTTTAGTTGAAGTTAAACCTATTTTAGCAGGGGTTGATTCTCCACCTATGGCAGGAAAAGTAAAGGAAGTATTTATAGCTGTAAATGTATACTTATAAGTTACCTTATGAATATCTTCGAGTTTGACACATTCGTTGTTTCCATAGGAACTGGCATTGGATAGTTCCAACCCCACATAATTTTCCCCTGTTCCTGTAGGGGAGAGTGCTAACAATTCAGCCTTGGTAGGACAGTCATTGACATCCTTACCAAGGCCTACTTTACTTTTGACAGCACTCCAGGTTGCTATCTCTCCCATAAGATTTATTTGTTTTTAAGTTCCTGAATCTCTGACTTCAAAGCCTTGATTTCATCATAGAGAAGTTTAACACCCTCGATTGCCAAGGTTGACATCTTGTGATATTTAACTTGTTTTACGAGTACGTATTCTTCTCCGTTGATTTCCAAGGTTTCGAATTCCTCTGGATTAGGTACCGTATATTTCTCTACTGGAACTTCTTCCACATATTTACCAAATCCTAAGCCTTCGAGGTTCTGAGCAATAGTTCCCTCATCCTCTTTACCAAGCATTTCGAATGACTTGGTTGGTATCTGGCAAATCTGTTCCAGAGTATGATTCAAATCCTTAATGTTAGATTTGAGTCGAACATCTGAAGATTCTTTGAAGAAACCAGAAGGAGCCGTGGTCTTAGCAAATACTACCTGGTCGGTAGTTGCCAATCCCAATTGAGCTCTAGTTACTGTATGAGGATTATCCTTTCTACCTGCATGACTATTGATAGAAGTCTGAGCAGTAGTACCTGCAGCCTTAGCATCAGCAATAGCAGTAGCTTGAACAGTAGATACTGGCTTATCAGCATCAGAAGTATTATTAACATTACCCAATCCAACCTGAGTTTTAGTAACTGTATGAGGATTAGATTTATTGGCAATGTGATTATTTACCTTAGTTTCTAAGGCAGTTACATCTGAACCAGTATCGGCAATCAAATCGTCAACGTAAGTTTTCAATTCTGTACGAAGAGCATTGATGGCATTAGTTCTATTGGTAATCTCATTTGCCAACCCCTGTACGGTATTATCCAAGTTAGTCTTATCTGCTGCAGTCATTACACCTGCAGTAGTCTTAGTTGCTGCAAGTATATCTCTAATTAAATCTGTAGCACCTTCATAAGTCTTACCCTCTGCACTCTTAGTTTTATTATTAAGAGTAGCTCTTACATTAGTTGAATTATGGGTAAGAGTGAATCCAGTAAGAATAATTCCTGGAAGAGAACTATTAAAGGTATCATGCTCATTATCTTTTGCAATACGGGCCTCTTGTTCAGCTTCAATAGCATCTGGTAAGGTTTGATTAAGCTTTATTACACTATCGGCATCCATCAGACCAGCTTCTTTAGTAGTGGCTGGAGTTAGAGGGATTACCATCCCATCGGGTTTATCAATGTAATGCCCTTGACCATCCGTAGCAGAATAGTTACATAAGATAATAACATTACGCTTATTTTTGTTAACTATTGAAACCTTACTAATTAAATTTTTAGGCATGCTAGATACCACATCCTCAAGATGCTTACCTCTACTACCTTCGAAAGCAGTACCTGCGATTTCCCCAATGATAAGAGACGAAGTATTACTGTCTACGAATTTAGTACCTGACCAACGGAATTGGTATGGAGGTTCCCCATCGGCAACATTTATATAAATCTTACCAGATTCTCCAACTACGGGAGTTTGGTGACCTGCATCCGTATACAATTGAACATTAGTAAGACCTCCAGTGGGGCTTACATCATAGGTAGCATATACTTCAAGTACATCATCTACATATGAAGGCAAATGGTTAGCAGGTACTAACCCATTCCCATCCAATGGAGCAAAGCCATCAGCCTTACCCTTAGTTGCTACAAAGGCATCATGCTTAGCTTCTAGAGTGTTAATGTTATTCTGCAGTTTAGTATCAAGGGCAGTGTCTGCCGCAGTTCTATCAGCAATCTCTTTATCAATCCTTGCACCCAATGCAGTATCAGCAGAAGTACGAGCAGTTGCTTCATCGTTTACAGCTTTAGTAAACTTGGTATCTAAAGCAGTATCTGCAGCTTTTCTATCAGCTACTTCTTGAGCAAGAGCGGCTTCTGATTTACCGTCCAAAGCTTCGATAGCATCTTTACGGTCCTGAACCTCTTGAGCAATAGCATTGGGTAATGTCTCATCCAGATTAACTTTATCTTGGGCGGTCATTACACCAGCTTTCTCTGTAGTAGCTGCTGGGATATGAGTAGTCTTATAATCTTCAGGCTCATGAGTATAAATACCCTCTTCTTTTTTAGAAGAGAAATTATGAGTTAAAGTAACATGACTGCTTTGTTGACCTACCTCAACTGGTTTATCACCAGATAAGATAATAATATTATCTGGTATAGAATCAAACAGCTTCTTATCTGCTGCAGTTTGTACACCAGCTTTCTCTGCAGTAGAGGCAGGCAATGTAATAGGATTCTGTTCTACTGTACCATCTTCAACTACGGTCTTAGTAGCAGCTATGCCAACAGTAGTTTCATTGGGAGTTACTGCACCAAGAGCAAAGTTAGCCGTAGAGATTCTATCTAACTCAACCTTATCCTTAGCAGTCATCGTACCAGCCTTAGTAGCCGATACCTGAGGCAAATCGAAAGTTTCGGTAGTATCAGCATTCAAACCGTTATCCTTAGTTACCGTTACCGTTACCTTATTAGCATCTGAAGCTGCAGAGATATCCGTCAGAGAATTGGGGTCTAACCCATCTAACTTAACCTTGTCTGCTGCAGACATAACTCCTGCAAGAGTTTGAGTTACCGGGAGTAAGTTTTTGGTAGCTTCTACTTCTTCACTATATTGGTTATTTGTATGATCCTTGGTTGAAGTCTTTACTTTGAAAGAAAGCTGAGTACCTGTTCTGGTTACAGTACTAACATCAGTAACCATGGTATAAGGCAAAGCATCAGAAGTACCTTCTTCAGCTACCAGTCTTTCTTCATGGTCATCGGTAATGTTAGTGAACTTATTATCTAAGGCAGTATCAGCATCGGTTCTGTCCTGAATTTCTTTATCGATACGTTTACCCAAAGCTGTATCGGCAGCAATACGGGCAGCTTCTTCTGCATCGATGTTATCCTGGAGAACTTTATCTGCGGACTTTCTTTCCTCTCTCTCTGTATCTAAGTCAGAAGTATTCTGGTTAATCTTTGCTTCTAATCGAATATCCTCAGCCTTACGAGCAGCGATTTCATTATTCAGCAAATCGGTAATGGCAGTATAGTTACCATTAATGTTATCCTGAATACCCTGAATCAATTCCAGATTACGTTGAATATTAGCAGCATTCTGAGTTACCAGAGCATTGGTAGCATTCAAGGAAGTTAACAGCTCAGTACGAGTTTCACTTACAAAAGTTCTCAACTCATTTACCGTAGTAGTAAGTGTAGTACTTAAGTTAGTGAAAGACTGTTGTAATGTATTATCACCTTGTTCACGCAGATTCTTTTCGGCAGTAAGCTTATTCTCCAACTCAGTAAGCTTAGCAGTCATAGTTGCTGCAAAGTTGGGGTCATCACCGAGAGCCTTAGCAATCTCGGCCAAAGTATCAAGTACCTCTGGAGCAGAGCCAATAATCTTTTGGATAGCTGCCTCTACTTGTTCAGCACTCTGGAAATCTGAATCGTTTAATAACTCAGATACCTTAGTGATGTAATTTGCATGTTCTTCGATGCCATCCAACTTAGCATATAGCAAGTCAGTAAAGTCATTTGAAGAAAGTGCTTTACCGTCTACCTTATCTACCTTCTTTCCATCCATTGCCTGGTCAGCAGCAATTCGATCTGCTTTTTCCTGAGCAATAGCATTATTAATAAGGGTATCTTGGTTAGCACGTTCTGTAGCTTCCTTATCGATATTATTCTGCAACTCGGTATCACCAGCTAAGCGGTCATTCTTTTCGGTAAGTATATTTTGGTTGATACCCGCCATATCATCTTTATGGTTCTGAAGGTTGGTATCAATCTTTGCCTCAAGTGAAGTCTCTTTGGCAATTGCTCGGTCTTTCTCTGCATTAATAGCAGTAGTATTAGCATTTACCTTTGCTTTTAATTCATTCATAGCATCGGTATTACCTGCCTCTAGAGAATCAATACGAACTCCCAAAGCATTATCACCAGCAATACGGTTTTCCTTTTCTTGTTCAAGCTTAGTATTAAGGCTAGCTACCTCAGATTCCAAAGCCTGCTTAGTATTATCCAATTTAGCCGTAAACTCAGTACTCAAGGCTTTATCGGCTGCAGTACGGTCTGCTGCTTCTTTATCCAAATTTACCTGAAGAACTTGGTCTGCAGCTTTTCTTTCTACACTCTCAGTATTAAGGTCAATATTGAGAGTATCGATACGAGAACTCAAAGCACTGTCGGCATTCGTACGGTCAACGATTTCTTCGTTAATCATATCCTTAACTTCCTTGTAGTTATCACCTACAGTCTTAGTTAAGTTTGTGATTGCCTCTGAATTTCTTTCTATATTATGTTGATTAGTAGCGATTGCCGTAGTATTGGCATTTACCTGCTCAGTAAGCTCATTACGCAAAGTATTGATAGACTCTTGCATACTCAAAGCCAAGTCTGAGATACGCTGGTTAACATTAGCCAGACTTTGAGTATATGCTTCATCAGCAGTCTTTCTTTCGGCAATCTCCTTATCCAAGTTAGCCTGAATTACTGCATCGGCATCTTTACGGTCTTGGATTTCCTTATTAAGGTTATCTCTTACAACTCCGAGTGCAGCATCTCCAGTAGCAGACTTATTGTCTACGTATTCTTTCAGTTTAGTTTCAAGGTCAGTATCTGCATCCTTACGAGCTTGAACTTCAGCAGCTACTTCAGCACTGTTTGCCTCGTCTCCTGCAATACGGTCTTCGATTTCCTGGTTAACCTGTTCTGTGATTGCAGCCAACTTCCTAGTGATAGTAGTTGCAAAGTTGGGGTCATTTCCAAGGGCATCGGCAATTTCCTTAAGAGTATCAAGTACCTCAGGTGCTGAACCAATAATCTTTTGGATAGCAGCATTTACTTCTTCTTCAGTTTGGAAACCGGCATCATTGATAAGCTGGGAGAGATGGGTAATATAGTTTGCCTTCTCTTCAATTCCATCAAGCTTAGCTTTGAGGATATCAGTAAAGTCATTCTTGGTCAAAGAATAACCTTCACGTTTATCTACCTTCTTAGTATCAAGGTCTTTATCACCCTTTTCTCTAGCAGCAGCCTCGGCAGCAATAGCATTAAGCAATTGTTCTTTGTCTTCTACACCCTGCTCTTTTATATCCTCGATTTTGTGTTCGAGAACTAAATCCTGATCAGCACGAGTAGTGGCCTCTGAATCTATATTGTTCTGTAATACCTGGTCTGCAGCAGTACGTGCTTGAGCTTCTTGGTCAATTTTACCTTGAAGAGCATTGTCTGCATTGGTACGGTCTGTTACCTCTTTAGAGATTTCATTATGAAGAACTTGGTCCTCAGAATGACGGTCTACCTTCTCTTGGTCAATTTTACCTTGAAGAGCTAAAGTATCAGCCTGACGATTAGTGATTTCCTCGTTAATCTTAGAATCCAGTACAGTATCTGCATTTGTACGATTTGCAGTTTCTTCGGCAATCTTTGCCTCGAGTGCGGCCTTATCATTGATATGTAGAGTCTTAAGTTCATTTACACTTTCCTTAATCTCATTATCGGCAGCAATACGTTCATCTTTTTCCTTTTGGATAAGGTCCTTAAGTTCTTTCTCAAGTTCATCATTATCTTGATTTACCTTATCTTCAAGGTCTTTGATATCTTCAGCATTCTTATCTACCTTCTTCTCAACTCGGTCGATTTCAGCTTTTAAGTCTGCCTTAACGGTATCAATCTTCTTATTGATTTGGTCTAACCCATATTCTAGGTTATCCTGAACTGCAGCTACTGCAGCACCCAGAGCAGCTTCGGCTCCCTTAGCACGATTAACCTCTTCGGTTAAAGCAGTACGAAGGTCGGTTAATTTATTAGTGATAGTAGTTGCAAAGTTGGGGTCATTGCCCAATGCTTCTGCCAACTCTTTAAGAGTATCAAGGGCATCATCAGCACCATCAACCAAATCACTAATCATCTGTTTAACTTCTTCCTCGGTTTGATATTTCAAATCATTCTCAAGCTGAGAAACTTTAGTGATGTAATTTGCATGTTCTTCGATGCCATCAAGTTTAGCCTTCAACTCATCGGTAAAATCATTTTTCGATAAGTCGTATCCTTCTTTCTTATCTACCTTATTCTTGATAGAAAGTACGAAGGCCCAGAACTCATTTATAGTTCCTCCAAAGCCAGCTTTAACAAAGTCATCATAGTAACCCTGTAATAACCGCTGGTCTATTTCTTCGCAGGTATAATACTTACTTACATACATATTTTATAAAATTTAAGGATTAATTACTGCACGTTGACGACCCAGTAAGAATTCAGAATCGATATCCCTGAATGGTTCTCCCTCTGAACCACAGAAGGCATTCATTGGTACATCCGGATTTTCGGGGTCTACATCTCCACCGTCCTCAATATCTCCCCGTATGCAAGCATAATCAGGAAGCCTATTTACACGGAACTTTATTACCTGGCCTATACCAGGATGAGGTATTATTTTATCCCAGATATCCCCGAAGTAATCTTGAAAGCAGGTGACAAATTTGTTTCCGGTCATCGATTGAAATGCCGTTACATCATTGCCATTACCTTTCATTTCAATATGAACTCCAGAGGTACCATTGAGGATAACCAGATTACTATCAAACCAAATTCCACTGTTTGTAGTAATTGGTGTCCACCTCAGTACTAACATCTTTGCCATATACTTTATTTTTATTCTACAAATTCAACTTTGGTATCTCGGTCTCTCTTTAGGATAATCATGAAAACTAAAGCCTCATCCTTTGCCTGAGCAGTCTGAGTATCTCCAGAAGGCTTATACGTTATACCATTAATTACAAACCTATCTTGTTCCCAATTAAAATCCCAATAACCTTCCGGTGTAAGATAACCGATTTGTTCTATATAAGATTTAGAAATTAGTATTGATAAGTTTTCATCATCCAATTCTCCTGAAATAGTTGCCTTATTGATAGGCCAGTTTCTGAAAGCATTGTAGTAACATAATGCCTCGATTTGGATGTTATAATATTTAGGTATACTGTCTTCGGCATGACTGAGAAGCTGATTAACATGTTTGGCCCAGGTTATGGATTGCCTACCAGCATCCCAATCTAAGAAGTCAGTGATAATTTTCTTGTATCTATCCCAAGAGCGGTTCTTTACCATTCTCCAGGGTTCTTTTGTCATAACTTAGTTAGAATTGATTTCTTACCACCTTTCACTGGAGCACTTGGATTTGGCCCATCTAATACTCCAGGTTGCCTTCTGTTAACTACTTTTGGGACTACGGTTCTAAATACTTCATCACAGAACGGTAAGTAGATTTCCAATCGTGAAGCTAACATACAAAGGTTCTTTCTTAATTCATCTATTAATCCACCTGGTTGCATTGCTTGAGAAAGTGTTTTCCATAGGGAACTTGTAGCATCTGCCAAGGTATCATAATATTGCACTTCAGTAGGCCCAGTAGTGATTTGTTTTATCCTATCACCCCGAGCAAGTTCAGGTTTAGAAGTACCATCACCAGTTTGTTCTTTGGTAGAAGTTAATTGACTTAGGTATTCTGAAGTACTTGTTAATAGATTAAGTATCTTCACATTGAGAAAGTCCCATGCTGCCAATTCCATTATTAATTGGTTTTCTAGTGCTTCATACCATAATTCATCAGTATACTTATCTGGTGCAATTGTATGGTTTACTAGAGGTCCAATGTAATATTGCCACTTAGTGATGTAAATAGATTTCTCTTCCCTGGTCATCCCATCAGATATTTCTGAAGGGATATAATGGTCGATTAAGTTATATATTGTATCGGCTAATGCCGTATGCCCATAATCACAAACTACCAGAGTCTTATCTACGGTGATATCTAAACCGCTAGAGTTAGTTACATGTAATGTTACGGTATAGAAACCGGGAGTTTCATAAGAATAGGAAACATGTCTTCCACCATTGAAAACCTCTCCCTTATCATCGCCAAAGTCCCAGTCAAAAATGGATTTGGCCGGGACTTTGGATATGACTCTGAATGAAACTTCCAGACCTGACGTAACGTACAAAAAGTCCAGATTGTTATTCATATTAGTCTGTCTTATGTAATTTTCATAGATTACCCTTTAGAAGAGGATTCGAATTCTTCCAGCAAAGCCTGAAGAATTGTTTCTACTGTATCATCTTTCTCGGCAACGATTTCATGAAGACCTGCTACCAGTTTCAGTTCTTCCAGGGAATAGCCCTTTGCAAGTTTTTCAAGAGTCATGCCTTTCTTGAACTGAGCATTCAGTCTCTTATCCAACTTTTCGATGTCGGCCTCTGAATACTTTTCGATTTCTGATTTATCAGCAATGATAATCAGATGGCCAGAGGCAATTGCCTTCTGAATCTTTGGTGCACGGAATTGACGACGAGAGAGTTCCTTGTCTTCTCCTCTACAAACGGTAATACCAGTTGATTGGTCATGAAAACTGTAAGCTCTTGGTCCCACAGTTACTGTATATTTATCTTTAGCCATATTTCCTAAGATTTAAAAATGATTAAAGAGAGGATAGGTCTTTTTAGTTACCTACCCTCTCAGGGAATTTATATAGATGAAACCGGACGTCCCTTATTATTCTAGGTTAACCATCAAATATGGGTCTACGTTCATGAACTCGGGGAAGCCGAATTCTGAGAACTTCTTGTCAGCAGCCAGCAACAGAGTTGCATCCTGGTACATCTTAGAGAAGCCAGTAGTCAAGCTTGCATAGATTGCCTGAGTCTGGTTAGAAACGATTCTTTCCGATTCAAGCATCAACTGACGAGCAGTAAGCTTAATCAAGGCAGCAGAGGTATCAATCAACAACAGCTGTTGGTCGGGTGTACCCGGGTGAATGTAGAAGTCAGCATTCTTGGGAACAGGAGACTTAACATTCAGGGTAGCTTCTGTAGTACCAGAGTGACGATCCTTGAATTCCGGCAAGTTCAGCATTTCGATTGCCTGGTCTTCACCACCAATCATAGTTTGGAAGTTACGTCCCATACGAGCAGCACGTACCCAAATATGCAGAAGGTCTTTGTAAGTGATACCATTAGTTGTTTCGTATACACCGATTACCGGGGCAGACTCAGAGCCATCAGGGTTGTTACCATTGATAGCAACGTCCATAGCCAGAGTATCCAGAGCATAACCCAACTGAACACCAAAATCACGAAGGTAGATTCCCAAGACATCGAGCGAAACATAGTTACGAACTTCATCAGTAAGTTTGAAACCTTTTCCGATTTTGAAGAGGCTAACTGATTTCTGTCCGAAGCTAACATCACCCAATGGGATAGTTTCTGCCTCATTAACCTTTGCAGGGGCAGCATCCGACATGTTAACCATCGGCATGATTGCTTGTAAACCATTGATGGGTTGATCAGATGCAATGATGTTCGGATAGAACGGAGCCTGGCGCATACCCAATGTGATAGCAGCACGGATGATTTCCGGAACAATCCAACGAACATTCTGTTGAGGCATTGTAAAGATGTTCTGCATCGTGTCCACTTTTGGATTGATGCCCATCTTTTCAAAAAGCTCATCTTCTGAAATACCCCATTTACCGGTAACCAATTCTCCAAAAGTTACCTCTACAGGCTTCTTGTCCTGTGAACCGGAACGAACAGCTTCCAAGCTTCTTACCATTTCCGGCAGCTCATTCATAAAATCCTGAGCCTTCAACTTTGTAATATCTATTTTATTTTCCATAACTTCTTTTCTCTTATTTGATGAGTACTTGAATTACCTCATTTGCCTCTTCTGCTGGATTAAGGGCAATGAACTGGGTTGAAGTTGCTTGGTTAGCTTTTACGAATCTATCGTTAAGCAATTTTCCATCGGGAGTTACATAGCCAGCTTCGATATTTTGGTTTGATACCCAGTTACAAATCATGTAACCTTCCATAGCTACTGTTACCTCTACCGGGAAATTTCTTTGAGGTTGATAAGCAGGGTTAACGTTATCCGTTACTGCTACACCCAAATAAACTTGAGTAGCTGTATCAGTGCAAGGGTAAATCAAACCTTCTTCATTCAAAGCCACTGGCATACCCTGTACGATTTTCTCTCCAGCTTTAACATTGAAAGCCTGGTGCAATTTGTGTGACTCACTTTTGTAAATCACCGCTCTCGGGGTTCTTTCCCCAAAGAGAGTAAGTTGCTGAGGGTCGTTTACGATTTTAGTTTTTTCCATAACGCGGATTATTTATATTAGTTATTTGATTTTGTTTCGATACAAGTTATCGATTACATTCTTAGTACTCGGAGATTCTGAATTCCGTTGGGTATCAGTACCCTGGGTTCCAGTTTTACCCTCGGTATCATCCTCAGCAATTGAGGAAGCACGGTTGACGTCCTTAGAACCACATTTTGAGCAAGTGAGAGGGAACTTCTCTTCCAAGCGAGCTTGGTAATCCTTGGTCAAGGAAATAAGAGTAGTAATACCAGTAGTCTCGGCATTGAGCATCGTAACGATTGTCTCATCTACCTTATCACCCATTAACTTCTTGTAGGTTTCTACGGCATTTTCACGGAGAGAAGCAATGTGATTCTTTCCTACGGTTGCCATTTCCTTCAAGTTAGCTACTTCGGCATTCAAGTTGGTAATCTGTTCCGTAAGAGAAGTTTTCTCTGTAGTAAGATTATCTACCGAAGTTTGCAATTCGTTTCTGGATGATACCAAAGTCTGAATGCAGGCAATTACATTTTCCTGATTCATCTCTTTACCTTCTTCCAGGGTAAGCATATTATCCCCGAAAAGGCTTTCAAGAAATTTTAGTAATTCTTCGTTCATGTTATTTTTATTTGAATGATTATCATTGGCATCATTATCATTAAAAGAACCCTGAGTATCGTTCTTTTCTTGATATGATGTTAAATCTGATTTATAATCAGTAAAGAAGTATTGCTTCGATTTATCATCTCTGTATTCTTCATAAGATGCCCAAGTTCTTTTGGCAAAGGTTGGGTTAATGATTTTACCATCCGAACCAATTTTCTGGGCAAATGAATCAGCACCATGTGAAACTAGTGAGGTCTCAAGGTAACGAACAATTTCAGTAACAATTCTACGTACCATAACTCCCTTAGAGTCATAAGTACCCAGTTTCTGATAAAATTCGTTATCTTCCATTTGGGGATGGGATTTATCCCACTTAAATTGTACAGTAACTGAATTACTATGAATTGAAGGAGGTTCCATAAGGATGCCTCTAGCAATTCTTGGGTTTGCCTTACCATCGATTTTCAGAATACCGTTGATACCAGCGGGTATAGTAAAGCTACCGTCTTTATAGGATTCCTGCCACATTACTTGTGATACAGCACCAATAGCATTACCGATGTTGGTTTCATGGTCACAGTTTACTGTTTGACCAAGCAACATCTTCATAGAAGCCTTTAGTACTCCATTCTGACT